GGCATCCGGCCGACTCAATATTCTCGGTCATCTTCCGGGCAACCTCGTCCGATTCACAGATCAGGTTGGCGGGGTGGCACAGCTCGTGCCGCCCGGTATGCCACAGGAAGTCCAGGAGCAGCAGGTCCTCTTTGCCGGGGAACAGGCGGGTACCGCGCCCGACCATCTGGCTGTACAGGCTGCGCACCTTGGTGGGCCGCAGGACTACCACGCAATCCACGCTGGGGCAGTCCCAGCCCTCGGTCAGCAGCATGGAGTTGCACAGGACGTTGTACTTTCCCCCGTCAAAGTCCTTGAGGACTTCCGCCCTATCCTGGCTGTTGCCGTTGACCTCCGCCGCCCGGAACCCCTGGGCATTGAGCAGGCGGCAGAATTTTTGAGATGTGCGGACCAGAGGCAGGAATACTACCGTCTTGCGGTTCCCGCAATAGCTGCGCATCTCCCCGGCGATCTGGTGTAAGTAAGGGTCAAGGGCCGTGTCAATGTCGGAATTTTTGAAGTCCACCGCCTGCACGCCTACGCCGGTCAGGTCCAGCTTCAGGGGGATGGTGACGGCCTTGATGGGACACAGATAGCCGTCCTTGATGGCCCTGGGCAGGGTGTACTCATAGGCCAGGTGCTCAAAATACTGGCCCAGGTTCCGCATATCCCCCCGGTCGGGGGTGGCGGTGACGCCCAGCACCCGGGCCTCCTCAAAATGGGTAAGCACCCTCTGATAGCCGTCAGACAGGGCATGGTGGGCCTCGTCCACCACAATCACATCGAAGTAATCAGCCGGGAATTGTCCCAGCCTTTTCTCCCGCATAAGGCTCTGGATAGAGCCAACGGTCACCCGGTACCAGCTGCCCAGGCATGTTTCCTCGGCCTTTTCTACAGAACACCGAAGCCCTGTTGCCTGGAGCAGCTTGCCGGCAGCTTGATCCAGCAACTCCCCACGGTGGGCCAGAACCAGGCACCGTCGGCCGGAGCGCACCATATCCTCAACAATCTTTGAGAAAACTATGGTCTTTCCGCAGCCGGTCGGCAATACCAGGAGCGTTCTGAGGAAGCCGGCGGCCCAGTCGTTTTTTACAGCCTCCCGGGCCTCCTGCTGATATGGCCTGAGTTCCACTAAAAGTTACCTGTACTCCAGGGTGTGGGGGTAACCTGGGGCAGCTCGGACCAGCCCTGCGCCGTGGTCTGTACGAGGGGCTGAGCGGTTGTGACCTGCGGGGCATTCTCCGGATTGTAGAACTCCGTGATCTCGTTGCTCTCGTGCTCCTTGTTATCGTTACCCATCCATTTGCGGACACACACATGACAGACACCAGTGGAGCCGGGGACAGCCCCCCAATTCATCCGCATGGCCTCGCCGTGCTTGCGCTGGCCGATGGAGGTAAAGAACTGGCACAGCTTCCATTCGAACTTGCTGTGAAGGAAAAGGTTGGTCAGCACATCGCCCGAGGCCTCGGCGCTGCTGACGGCCACCGTCAAAATAGCCTTGTTGCAGGCCGGGATCTTCTCGCTGCCGCTGTGCCGGGCGCGCTCAAACTTCTTCACGGTGAAATTGTAGTCCCCCTCGGGGAGAACCTGGAACGGGCTGCTATCGTTTTGGATTTCATCGTCCCAGCCAAACTCGCGGGGCATGGAATCATATTCGCTCATAGAATAATCTCCTTGTTTATGTAATAAATGTGATAGGGTTAGGGCGTGTTTGAAAAATGTCAAAACGCCCTAACGGCGGATCATTCCCCGCTGTACAGCGTTAAAAAATTTTGAAATACACAAAGTATTCCTGGGATTTTTTTCCTTGTCCATCGAAAAAATCTCTCGTTTTTGGTCATTCCGCCATTTATCAAACAAGCCCTAGAATGGCAGGCGGTCTGGATTTTCTTGAATCATTTTCACGATCTTATCCCAGAATGGCAGAACCCATCCGTCAACAAATCCGGTTTTTTCCATGACCTCCCAAGTAGTACCCATAGGGAAACTGCCCTGCCGCTTGGCGATCACTTCGCGAACCTCCTCCTCTGACACCTGCGCGTCTTCCAGCAGGGGCCGGAGTACTGCGGGGACCGTCATGAGATCACCGGGCACCTTGATAGGGGGTTCGTGCTTTTCCGGCGCGGGCTGCGGGGCAGATGGCGGTGGCGCCACCGGTTCTGCCTGAGGTTAAAGCTGTGCGGGCCGTCCTCCAGATATTTCCAGGTAAGGGGCAAGCGCCCGGAAATCCAGCGGCATTTCCTCCGGCAAGCTCAGCCGGTTCTTCGCATCCCAGCAGGGGTGGTGTGTGGTATACATCACCCGGCGGCCGCCCTGTGCCTTGTGCTTTTTCCCCTTGTCATCTGCCGCAACGACCATTACTTTGTAATTGGCAAACAGCAGCAGATCGGCCCATTCTTTTACCATGTTGGCGATGCTGCACTTGGGGCTGTCAATCAGTTTCAGGCCCCAGCAGTCATAGGTTCCAAATTCATCGGGCTGTTCGCGGCGCCTGGTTGCAGCGTGGGCTGTCAGGACAACATGGGCACCCCGATCTGCGGCATCCGACAACAGGTTCAGCAGTTCTCCGAACGCTTCATAAACGAACGTGTAGCCTTTGCCGTAGTCGAAGGATTCGATCCCGCTCTTCTGGTACTTGGCGCAGACCGCCTTTACGCAGAGTCTCTCCGCCCAATCGGCAGTGTCAACGATCAGTGTTTTGCAAATGCCGGGCGTGTTGATCACATGACGTACTTCCTGAAGAAGCATTTCCCAGGATGTAGGCTTGTCGAACCGGGCCACATCCAACTCTTTGGTGCTGTCCTCAGTGTCGATGAACACCGGATCAGGAAACTGCGCTGCAAAGGTGCTTTTGCCGATGCCTTCTGGTCCATACAACACACACTTCTTCGCGCCGGGGACTTTTCCTCTGGTAATATTCATCAAAATTCACCTGCTTTCCATGAGATGGGGGCGGCAGTACCCTCCGTACTTTCCGCATAGCCGTCTTCAATAATGATAGAACATTCGCCGCCAGTAGATACCCGGGTGGCGATCCCTTGCAGTCCTTCGGCCTCCATCCAGGCAGAAAATTCCCGCAGGGTCTCCAGGTCCATCTGCTCCAACTTATCCAGGAGCACAAAACCGCAGTCAGGCTTCAGTGCCCGGACAATGGCGGTGGAGACCTTCAACTGGTCTGATCCGCTCATGCAGTCCCAGGGCCTGCCCTTGTAGGTCAGTTCTCCATCCTCCACGGAGAGACCGGGGAGAGGCAGTTTCGCGCCTTGCAGGAGATCCGTTTTCTGCTGGCGTACCGCCTCCAGTTGGGCCGTCAGGCCGGCATACTGGTCTCCGTACTCCTTGGCTTCAGCTTCCGCCCGAGCCTTGTCTTGGTTCGTGCGAATCCTGGCGTTGACAGCTTCAATATCCCGAATGCTGTTTTCCAACTCTTCCGTAGACTCATCCAGCAGGTCCAGAGTGGACTTTTTCGCAGTCTCGCAGTCAACACACAGGGCGGCGTATTTTGCCTGGGCATCTGCATACCGCCGTTCCAAATCCTCCAGCTGCTCTTTGGCAATGACCCGCTGGCCTTCCAGCTTCCGCGCCTGCTCCCGCTTGCGCTGGTTCTCGCCGTTCCGGGCAAGAATCTCCTGTTGGCGCTGGATGAGTTCATAGACAGAGACCGGCTCGGCGGGCGTCTCGGGGTAGTTGGGCAGTTCCTTGGCGTACTTCGCTTTCTGATCGGCAATCTGGCCGATCGTGTGCCGCTGGTTATACAACTCCTTTTCCTGCCGTTCCAGCTTTTCAACCTGCTCCTCCAGACCGATAATACGGAGGAGGGTTGTAGCCTTTTCCTTGCTGGTGGACTGCATAAACCGGGGCATGTCAAGGGCCAACTGCTCCACAAAGGAATTGAGCAGCTGCTGGCCCGCCTTGCGGCCGGAGGCGTCCGTCACCTTCAAATCACTGTTCTTGCCCGACCGCTCCACAATGATCCCGTTGGACAACTCCAGGTGGAGCCGGGGCGGGAGGACGGAGCCATCCCGCTGGGCCTGGGAGGGACGGTACCTGTCCCCGCCCAGCGCCCACATAATGGCATCCAGACCCGAGGTCTTGCCCTGGTTGTTGCGGCCCCCGATTACCGTCAGGCCGGCGGTGGCCGGGGTGAGGGTCAACGCTTTAATACGCTTGACGTTCTCAGCCTCAAACTGAGTAATTTTGACTGACATAGCATTTCGTCCTTTCCTCAAAGTGCGTACACGCGGGCTTTTTCCGGTTCGTATATCTGGGCCAATCCGTCCCGCACTTAGGCACCGGACACCAGCCGCCCGCCCAGGCATCCGGCTCCGGCTCCCACAGGGCGCAGTCCCCGCAGGTCTTGTCTGCGGGACGTCCCCGGCGGCGGGGCTTGCCGCGCTTTTGACTGCAGTAGGTGCTTACGATCTCCCACTGCTGCCAATCGTCCGTGGCGGCGACCAAGTTGCCGTAACTGATTCCCCGCCGCCTTGCTTCCAGCGTCAATGCTGTAGCGGCTTCGTATTCGGAGACAGTGGCGCCGTTATAGAGAGTTAACATGGGATGGTCTCCTATCTCTCAATCCTGCAATCCGCATGCCCGTACATGTCGCACAGGAGGTTGAAGTAGCGGATATACTCATCCAAGACATCGTCATCCGCGTTATGAGCTGCGCTGATTTCAAGATACCGGTCATGCCATTCCTGCCAGGTATGATTTTGACATCCACATTGGACAGTATCGTTGGAAGAAATATTGATCGCCCATCGCGTGCCTTGTATGTAACAAGGAGATTTTTCCCATTCTCCGCCGCAAACCCAAGCATCGCCGGAAACCCGAGCATCGCCGGAAACCCGAGCATCGCCGGAAACCTGAGCATCGCCGGAAACCCAAGCAGAACCCATTTGGCTCAGATTACTTTCTTTTTCAATCCATCCACCAATATCGCCTGCTTTGACATTCCCAAAATCTATTGCTGCCCGGATTCTCTTAAGCGTTCTTCCAAGAAACTGTTTTTCTTCACCAGTAAATTTATATTTTTTCATACTTTCCTCCCAAAATGATGCTTTGTCACGGCAATAGGAAATTCCTCAACCTCGCTGGCCCACAGGCAGCTCCCTGGCCCGTTCAGCCGCTCCCAAATCAGAGGGAATCCGCCGATACCGTCAAAGAGGCTGGCCATCGTGGCGTCCCGTTCGTAACAGGCGCACAGCCGTTTCAGCACCCACGTCCAGGGCGGCAGGGCGATAGAGTTTCCCAAAGCCTTGTACCGGGCGGCATCGCTGCTCTCCTTGTGGAGTTTCCCTTTGCTGTCTGTCCACGCCCCTATATCAGTCCACCCGTCCGGGTAGCCCTGGAGACGTTCACATTCCAGCGGCGTCAGGCGGCGCACTTGTCCGCTCACCGCTGGATATGCAGAAAGCGATCCCAGTCCACGCACCACATACCCATGCCCGCCGCCCTCGCCGCCGTATAGTGCGGGCCACGTCCCGCTATCTGGGTGTATCCTCCTGGATTGCACATCCCACGGGGTCAGGCATTCATCGGTTGCTACAATAGGCTGTTCATGGTTGCAGTTCAGCGTTGGGCAAATATCCCGCATGATTCCCGCCCTGAATTGTCCCGTCTCCATCACAATAGCCGTATAGTCCGTAACCCGGCTTTGATGGTCCCCGGTCAGTGTGCAAGCATTTTTTCCATCCCCATTCCCCCGTGCGTCAAACACAAGCGGCGCGTTCCTCCCGCTGGCGTTGGAATTGGTGTTAAGCGTACCGGCCACCGGCCCCGTCCGCACTTCGCCCAGTTGTTTTGGGTGGACGTAGGCCGCTGCCTCCATGGCGCTTCCGCCCTGGTCATTCAAACAGATAACAGGCTGCACAATACACACGCCGCCCTGCTGGGATGTTGGTGCTCCGCCGTTGCAGTCCAGGGTGTTTGATTTCTCCACCGGGATAATCCCGGCTTTCGGGTTGTCCGACAGCATCCCGGCACTGTAATACGAGCCTATCCTGTATGCGCTTGCCTGAAAAACAGCATGACAATGGTTCGTTGATATGGTAAATCCCGGCTCCCCCGGCTCTCCTATTCCGAACCCGGTCCCCCGTCCAAGCTGTTTGTGCCTTGTTGCAAGCATGGTGTTGATTGGGATTGCCTCACCAGCGCCGCTTCCAGTTCCGGCGGCAGTTTCTTCCCCCGCCGTTCCGCCCGGCGTAGTATCCCCGCACACGCTTTAGCGGACAAAGAGAATTTAGGGTGCGGCGTGTCC